GATTAATCTTGAGGACAAAATTTTAGTTCTCAATGAAAGTCAAATAAAATTGATTAAACAAAAGGTTGATGGTTTTAGTGTAGTTAGCGGTATGGGTTTTGATTCTTTTAAGAAACGTTATGAGGATCTCCAAAGATTGGTGGTACACTACAATCATCAGCCTTTAAATTTAGAAATCAAGAATCCGAAGATAAACCAATGGTATACAAAACTTGACCAGCTTTTCCCAAAATACATGTTTTACATTGACAGCTATATGCTAGCTGACAAAGATAAGTGTAAAGACAGGGTGATATGGATAAACAAGGATTTGTCAAAACATGGTGACACTTCTCTACTCCTAAATAACGATAACTACAAACCTTCTTTCGAATACCAAGAAACTTTCAATTATGTGTCATCTGATGAGATAAGTGTATTCACAGATGGTACGTTCACACCAAAACAAATCTACATATCTTACATGAGGTATCCAGACTATATAGATAAGGCTGGATATGTAAAGTTTGATGGAACAGATTCTACAGATGTTAATTGTGAACTTGAAGAGTATTTGGAGGACGAACTTGTAGATCTCACTGTTCAAAATCTTGCAATGTACACAGAAAACCAATCAGCAGTACAGAACAGTGCATATAGAATACAAACAAACGAATAGGCTTTTTAATATTTAAAATAAACAAAAATGGCAGATTTTTCTTTAACTACGCTCTTCGTGGTTCCTGTTGGCAGCTCAATTGCCAATAGCGGTTCTACGCAAGACCTTACAGCTGGAACAGTCGGTTTCTATAGGAACGACTATACAGTTGCCACAGCAGCAAACATTGGTGCTGCTCCTTATTTCTATGTTGCTCAAGGTAGATCAAACACCTATCTTCAAGGATCAAAAAGATCTGACAAAATTGGTGTTGCTACAAATGCATTATCAGGTAATGCTGAAACAATTTTACCAAGAAACTCTAATGTAACTGAGTGGTACAAAGTTAGCGGTTGTCCTACACCAATTACACAAATCACTGACATCGGTAACTGGACTGTTCAGTGCGGTGAGACTGTAACTGTTACCCTCCGTGCACATTCTTCTTACTTGGACACCTTGTATTTCAACGGTTTCACTCGTAGTGTAACTGTTCAAGCTCCTTGTTGTGATTGTGGTGGAAACCCTTGTGCAAATGTTAACGTTCCAGCTTTGATTGACGAAATCATTCTGGCTTTCCAGCAACAAGCTCCTGGTATCAATCCTGATGATATTAGTTTTAACAATTTCTATCAGTTCCAGCGTCTTCGTAATGATGCCACTGCGATTCTTCGTATCACTGGTAAGCCTCTTACCAAATATGGTCAGCCTTGTGATGTAGCTGCTTTCCCTTACGAATATGACAGGATGTGGTTCCGTGCATTCGTATACGAAGGTCCAGCCACCACAGCAGACTTCATTGTAGCAGACGCTTGTAACCTTGTTGCAAACCCTCAAGTTGTTCAACGTGCATCTTATGCAATTGGAACTTCTGACGAGATTGCACAACTTGAGAAGAACTTCTACAGCTATCAAGCTGGTTATCTCAAGCACCTCTACAGGATGGCTGGTTACAATGGTAACTTCGAATCTTGGGTTTCTGCAGGTACTACTTATGACACTTATTACATTAAGTTCAATGAGTATGACAAATCTGCTTATCAGTGGAGCGATTACATCAAAGAAGATAGTACAGTGATTATAGCAGTACCTACTGGATCAGGTGCCGCAACTTCTGTAAGTGCAATTCTCACTGCAGCTTTGGGTACTCCAGTTGACAACGGTTCTGTATGCTTGACTACTACATCAACTAGTACAACTATATGGCCAACCACTTCAACAACTACTACACTGATTCCTTAATAAAATAAGGATCATATAAACCTATGCCTGAGGGTGAGAGAGGATTCTCAAGTCCTCAGGCATAATTATTTTAAAAGATATGGCAAACGTACTGGATATATTAGTTATCGACACTCATAATATCAACACATTAGGAATAGCTGATAACTCTACATATGATGCCACTCCTGTAAGTCCAACAATAAGTATTACAGTTCCTGGATTTGCAGCAGTGGTTTTACCGTTTGTTCCAAATGATTTCAACGTTTTCAATTCTACCTCTTTAGGATTGTCAGCGGTGGGACAACCTTTACAACCTCTTCCTGATGGAGTGTATTATTTAAAATACACTATCAATCCAGCTTTGACAAACTTTGTCAATAAGACAATAATGAGAGTTGATAAGATACAGGAGAAGTTTGATGAAGCTTTCATGAAGCTTGATATGATGCAGTGCGATTTGGCTATAAAACAACAACAAAAAGTTGAACTGAACAGTATATACTATTTCATACAAGGATCTATTGCAGCAGCTAATAACTGTGCTGTAGACACTGCTAATAAATTGTATACGCAAGCAGACAAAATGTTGTCAAACTTTATAAAGAACAATTGTGGTTGTTCTGGAACAAATTACTTTAACAGCTTTGTATAACATACAAACATTATAATTATGGGAGCACAATGTAGAAATTGCGGAATGAAAGTTGGTTGTGGATGTCAATTAATAAATGGATTATGTTCAGCTTGCAACAGTGCTATTCAGAACATAACACAAAAGATAAAAAATGTTATCACCAAGATTAGTTAATTGCGTAGACTGCACCACTCCTGCAAATTTGATACTTGATATTGACTGCAAGCTAACAGATCTTGCAAATAATCAATACAATAACATAGTATTTATGTTAGGACTTCCTTTTAACCAAACGGTTATTGGAGACCTTCTTAACTACAAGAGGATATTGGTAAATAAGATTTGTAACCCAGACTACGCCAAAAGCTACACTATTGAAATGATAGCTAGCAGGGTAAAGATTTTAATATATAAATAATTAATAAAATGGCTTGTAATAACTGCTATAATGGTTGTGTAGAAACAACTTCAGATAAATGTGTAAGATATACAGGTGAGAATGTTGCTAGCTTGGCTATTGAAAATGGGGACAATCTATTTACAGTGGAGCAAGCTTTAATAAATACAATTGTTTCTTTTCTTGATGGAACAGGAATAAAGATAAATATTCCAATTGGAGACTACTGTACACTTGTAACACAATATCTTCCTCCCTGCTTTCCTGCATGTGGAAATCCTTCTGCAAAGGAACTTTTTACAGCTTTAGTAAAAGCTGCTTGTAACTTGCAAACTCAAGTTACATCAATCAACGGAACTCTCACCATACTGAATGCCAATTATACTATTGGATGTCTTACAGGAGTTACAGCATCGTCTGATACGCATGATATTGTACAAGCTGTAATTACAAAACTTTGTCAGCTAGGAGTTGACTTGGCAGCACTTTCTCTTGATGTAAGTACAAACTATGTAAAGATTGCTGACCTTAACGGTTTGATTGCTGCATATCTTGCTTCTGTAGCACCATCAACTACTCCTTATTATACAAGAATGGTTCCTTTCACTGTAATGGAATACTATGGAGGACTTTCTGGTAACTTTGATGTTAATGGTGTAGGAATAGGACCTTGGCAACAAATCTATCTTTGTAATGGTCTTAATGGAACTCCTGATAAGAGAGGAAGAGTTGGTGTAGGTGCAATTGTAGGTGTAGGTGGTGGAGCTCTTAATCCAGCTGTAGATCCTTCTAATCCAAGCAATCCAAACTATGCTCTAAATCTTGCTACAGGTGCAAACACCGTAACATTGTCTGCTACACAGATTCCTGCTCACACGCACAGTGTAACTTTGACAGATCCTGGGCATCATCACTTTGTTGCTGGGTCAGACACATCAGCATCTACCGCTATAATAAACTCAACAACTCCTATTGCTTCTGCAGGATCCTATGGAACAAACGAACAATATGCACTTCGTCCTAGCACACTAGGTGCAACTGTAGGAAAGACAAGTACTAGTTTTACAGGAGTTAATGCAACAATAGGCTCTACAGGAGGCGGACTTTCTCATGCAAACATACAGCCTTCTATTGCTTGTTATTATATTATGTACATTCCAAATCCTTAAACTATGGCTTGTGTACCTGGTATGCCTTGTTACAACGCTGATATTGTTTACACTTACTATCCCTCTGGATGTGTATATGATGGGTTTTTAGGCTATCCTATAAACTCAGATTACATCTATTATTCTGGATCAAACCTTCCAGGATCAGGAGTACAGTTTAAAGATTGTCTCACTACAGCACTTCAGAAGATAGATTCTAAAATTACACCAGTTGCTATTGTACAATCAATGATAGCCATCCTAAGCACCAACCCTGGATATTTGGCAGCATTATGTTTATTGTTAACACAGTGTGCAAGTGTCACAACAAGCACAACAAGCACAACAACTACAATAGCTCCTTAAATTTATAAAAACTCTGTTTTGTTGGTTTTACAGGGTTTACCTCTGACGTGTCTACGTTGGGGGTTTTTAATTAATCATGTTAATGTAATAATTGACAAAATTAAAATTATTTTGTATATTCAATAATATTCCCTATCTTTATGTCAATTTAACTAAACATTTCATAAATGTCTGAAAATCAATCACTTCTGATTCAACTTCAAAATTTATTGACGTGGAAGAAAAGCAAGAAGTTTTATGCAGATAAACTTGGTGTGACAGAAGAATGTGTAGATGATCTTTTGAAAGAGTTAAGAGATGTAAAACCTGTTCAAGTTTTTGAAAACAACACAGCAATATTCAAAGAAGATATTGTAAACGGAACTGGAGAAATAGTTTTAAACGTTAAGGAAGAAATAAAGTCTTTAGAAGAGCTGATTGAAAAGTCTAAAATAGATGTTTCTGTTTGGGAAATAACTAAATACGTACAAAACTATTGGGGAAACACAACCACACCTAACTGGCAAGTTAAAGCATGGTTGAGTAAAAAGAGTCAGGAAACAATATTCCAAAACGAATTTATTTCCTTTCTAAAGGAATATAAACCCACTCTTCCTTCTATAGGCTCTCCTAAAGTGAGAAAAGATGTGTCAGAAGCATCTTTGATAATAAACAAACAAGATTCACATTTTAACAAGCTTGATGTAGATGGTTCAAATAACATCAACGACAGGTTTGCAAAGATAAGAGAAAAGGTAGAAGTGATTGTTAATCAAGCTCTTGTGTCAAATCTTGTTGATACAATTTATTATGTAATAGGTTCTGATGAGTTCAATAGTGAGTTTAACGGAACTACAACTAAAGGAACACCTCAGCAAAATATATTGTCATATCATAAATCTTTTGAAAAAATATGCAATCATGAGGTTGATATGATAAACTTTTTGGCATCTAATTGTTTTTTCCTGAACATTATTTACGTTCCTGGAAATCACGATGAATATGTAGGATGGCATTTGGTCAAATGGTTAGAAACGTATTACAAGTCAGAAGAGCACATATCTTTTGAAACTTCTCCTAAGTATAGAAAATATGTGAGCTACGGAAAGACAGCAATAATGTTCAACCATGGAGATGCAATGAAGCCTGCTAAGCTTGCTGGTATATTTCCAATAGAATATAAGGACAAATGGTCAAGTCATGAGAACTTTTACATATTCACAGGAGATAAACATCATGAGGTGAGTCACGACTTTGGAGGAATTAAATTTTATCAAATTCCAGCATTCTCAAATGCTAAGAGTTCATGGGACGATAAGAATGGATATACAGGATCAAGAGGAGAAGTGACAGGATTTCTAATAGACCATCTCTATGGAATGACGAATATATATAAACAGTATTTATAATGGCCACTCTAAGAAAATTAGTATCTGACGTAAGAAGCATGCACAAACTTTTATCAACTGATAGTTTGATAACTGATCGTGCTATTGCGTCTGAAATTAAAAACAATTCTCTTTTATTGATAAAGAGAGAAACAAATCTTAGAAAACTTTGGGCAACAGACACACTGTTTACAACAATACCCTGCCTTGAAATGGTGGAAGTTCCCATTTCAGAATGTTGTGATTACGTAGACCCATGTACTATATCAAGGAGTAAAGAAAAGATTCCAAGAATAGCAGAAGGAAACTACCAATACATCATACAAGGTGTCTACTCAATAAATGCAATGAGTGGTCAGGGAAAGAAACTTAAAGAAATTACAGTAAATAGATATATAAATCTTTTGAAACTTCCAATAATAAAGAAAGAAGCTTATTATTGGATAATAAACAATTATTTATATGTAAGTAATCCTCTTCTGAAAGCAATAAGAATGACTGCTTTGTTTGAAGAGGATGTTCCAAACAGCATAATGTTCTCAGAATGCTGTTGCGGAGAAAGTATAAACATTGACGAGTTTTGCAAAAATCCTTTGGACAAACCTTATTCTCTCCCAGGATATTTGCAAAGTCAGGTGCTTGAACTTACTACTAAAAAGCTACTACAAACTTACTTTAGTATTAAAACTGACATATCTGACGATGGTATAGATGGTCAGGCTCCCAATGCACCAAATCTTAAATAATGAGAACCAAGATCGATTGGAGATCGGCAAGTAGAGAGAACTATATAAATTTTTGCAAGAAACATCCAGATGTAAACCTATCATTTGATGCTTGGAGGGATGTTATCTATAGATTTAACGAAGCTTTCAGAAATTACATTTTAGAAACTGGAAACAGAGAAAAGCTTCCTTTTGGATTTGGAGAGTTTTCAATAAACAAAAAGAAAAGGAAGAAACACAAAGGTGCAGAAAGTGAGTTTGTAAATCTCGCTATAGACTGGAAGAAAACCAAAGAGAAAGGGAAAGTTATTTACAATTTCAACTACCATACAGAAGGATATTTCTTTGGATGGATTTGGTTTAAAGAAACAGCAAGATTAAAAAACTGTAACTTTTGGTATTTCAAACCTTCAAGAGTTACATCAAGAATGATAGCACATTACATCAACGCTGACGAAAAATACCAACACATTTACAAAGAATGGAAGAAATAGTTTTTACAAATAGAAAGATACAAAAATGAGCTACTACTATAAATATAATTTTGTAAGCCCAGAACCAGTTTTTTCCGTTATAAAGGAAGAACTGAAAAGCTATTTTGATACAGGAGCTGTTGATGATCTTCTGTTTCCTACATACTTGGATAAGTGTCTTAGGAAACTTGGAAGAGCTACGTATGAAATTCAAGAAACTTATTTGACAATAGAAGACTTTGAAGCAAGGCTTCCTGACAACTTCTTTGCTGTAAGAGAAGCTTGGATGTGCACATATGTTGATGGCTATCCTTACAGGTCAGCAAACTCATTCTATTCACAAGCTGCTTCTCAAACAACAATTCAAGTTTCTCCTATAATTGTAGGTGGTGGTGATGTTTGTGGCAATCCTAGTTGTACAAATCCTTCATGCTCAGGCACTTGTATGCCTGAGATACAGGCTGTCTACAAGACAAACAATGAGCTGAATATAGCCTACCAAAAATCATACCTACTTAAGCCAGGAAACATCTCTGTAAAAGCTCATTGCTCATTAGATTGTGCAAACATTGGGGCTTCTTCTGCAGACAGTTTTGATATAAGGGATAACAAGTTTGTAACAAACTTCAGACAAGGTATTGTCCATCTCGTATTTTATGCATATGACTATGATCAGTCAGGAAATCAAATGATTCCTGACAACTACCGTATAAGAGAATATGTTGAAGCGTTTATCAAATATAAAATATTTGAAACTCTTTCTAATCAGATAAACGACGAGACATTCAATCAAGTTCAACAAAAGCTTGTTTACTATAAACAATTGTCAGATGAAGCATTTATAATGGCTGACATAGAAATAAAGAAACAAGATCCTTACGCAAAGCAAAGAAGAATCAAGCAAGATTTGAACAGGTTCAACATGTACGAACTGCCTAATAGGACAAATAGATATGGCTGGAGAAGAAACGGGTAATATTAAACTGCAACAAGCTGTTGGTAGGATAGGGCTTGACATGGATTCATCTGCAAATCAGGTGGCTCCAGGTAAGCTTTCATATGCCCTAAATGCAGCATTAGAGAACTACGACTCTAACTCAGTGAACTATCAGAATGAACCAGGAAATGAACTTTGTGTTTCATTTCCTGAAGGATATTCATTGATAGGTTCACATTTTATAAACGAATCTGGAAAACATATATTCTTTTTAACAAACGATACAACAGGCGATTGTGAGATTGGATATATGGATAATAACGATTGTGTTTACAAAACTTACATAAACGCACCTTGTTTAAATTTTAAAGTGAGCAGCCCTATTCATAAGGTTGTTCATAAAATTACAAACTGTACCACTGAAATCTATTGGACAGATGGTTTGAACCCTAGAAGGTTTCTAGATTTAAATAACCCACCATACACTACATCTATAGGAGTAAATGTTTGTGATAGTATTGATACATCTGCAATTGACTGTAACAAATTAAAGATACAGCCTAATTTTTCAATTCCTGAAATAGATGTAACAGATATAGTTAATGGAGGAAATTTAACTGCAGGTGTGTATCAATTTGCAATACAATATTGTGACGCTGGTGGAGAGCCTTACACATCATACTACTCTGTAACAAACCCCACTCCAATATCCAACGAAGATATCATCACTCTTGATTTCAACTATTCTGTAGGAAAGTCTATAGAACTATATATAAAGAATCTAGATCTTACAAGATATTTTGAATATTACAATATTGCTGTAATTAAAACAATTAATGCAATAACTTCTGTTGAATTAATTGGTACGTATTTTATTGATAGTTCTTCAAAAACAATCACTTACACTGGTCAGAATCAAACACAAATAAGACTTACGTTAGATGATGTGTTTGAAAAATTCCCATATTACGATATTGCAAGTGACGTAACTGCTGTACAAGATGTTATAGTTTGGCAAGGTCTTACATCTATAGATCAAGTTAACTATCAGAAGATTGCTAATCAAATAACTCTTCAGTGGGAAACTTGGAGAATACCCTCTACAGAAAACTATTCAAACTCAGTGAATGCCACAAATCTTCGTGGTTATTTAAGAGATGAGGTTTATGCATTTGAAATAGTTTTCCTATTAAAAAATGGTCAACAGACAGATGGTTTCCATATTCCTGGAAGAACATTGTCAGTTAATGACACATTATATCCAGATGTACCTGATACAAACCCTGACTTTATAGGAGAACCTACGTATTCCTCTGGAGGAATTGGATATAGCCCTTATTGGAAAATATACAACACTGCCACAGAAATAGATTTCTCAGAAGGATATAGTTCAAACGCAGATTATAAAGGTGCATACAAATATGGTGATTTTGCATATTGGGAATCAACAGATGTATACCCTTGTAATACAGATGTTTGGGGAGATTTAGCAAATCAACCAATCAGACATCATAAGTTTCCAGATGCGCTTGTAAGCCCTATATTTGAAAGTGCAGTTTATGCATCAGGATCTCCATTAACTCCTGTTGAGACAAAGAATGCAGTGTTTCCAATAGGTGTAAAGATTGATGTACAACAGATTAATCAACTTGTACAAACATCAGACCTAACTGCTGACGAGAAACAGAACATAGTTGGTTTTAAGATTGTACGTGGTAACAGAAATACAAATAAGTCTGTTATTGCAAAAGGTATTTTAAGAAACGTAGGAAAGTACAACAGAGAAGGAACAGATTATTATTTTCCAAACTACCCTTACAACGACCTTAAGAAAGATCCTTTTATTACAACTAAAAGCAATGCTTTCTTAGGTCAGTGTGAAAGTTATAGAATAACTGTACTCACTTCAGGTGAATACCAGTATACAGATTGTTACACTGCTGAAGTTGTAGAAGCACCAATGAATGCTGGTGATGTTATTACACAGTGTACAATTGGAACAATTACACTAATAAGTGGAACTGCAACAATACTAAAAACTTCATGGTATACATACAAAATCTCTTCAATATCAGTTTCAAATACATGGTTTTGGGTTGATCCTGTATCACTTCTTACAAAAAGTTGGATAGTTGGTCCTGGTCAAACTGTTACAGTGGATTCAAGCATCTTGCCAAATCCTGTACCAGGATTGCCAGGAACATTTACAAGAAATGCAATCAGTAATATAAATAATCCTTCTTGTGCAGGAACAGACCTGGATGGATTTTCAACAGACGATTCCAAATTCAGACATGTATTCAACTCTCCAGAAACATCCTTTGGAAGTCCTTTCTTAGGAAGTGTTTTGAAGTTGGAAAATGTAATGTTTGGTGCTGGTAGGGCTCACTTTGTAGAAGTGAAGAAGAATGCAATGTATAAGCTTATTACAAAAGAAGCACAAGAAGATGCACTGAAAGCAAGTGAAGATGTTTCTAGAATTGCAGGAACTTTTGATGCCACTGCAATGTTTACGGCTTACCAATCCTACTTACAGATATATATAAATGGTATTACAAGAAAGAATTATGGATATTCTTTCAACTCTATAGCTGAGTATAACTATTCAGCCAACATAGATAATAATCTGGGAATTAAACAAAGAGAACTTGATCTCTATCAATATCTTATTCCTGGTGTACAGAATGTAGGAGATAATTATAATATAAACAATTTCCAAAGAGAGTCTTCTGTTTATTTGAAAACAGCAGGAACTACACCTCTACCATTCCCAGATAAAACAAACAGTCTCATCCTCTCTTCTGGAGGAAGCTTGATAAGTGATGATTCAAGATTTACAATATCACAAAAAGACAGTTGTCTCACTCCAGAAAAAGAACAACCTATAAGTGTAGTTAGTTATTACGCAGCAATTAAGAACATCATCCCTAACCAATGGGGTCAGATGTATTCTTATGAAACAATAGACACAGGAGCGCAAGTAATATTCGACCTATCTAACTCTTATACAGGAACAACTGTTTTTGGTGGAGACACATTTATAAATAAATTCTCATTCAAAACAAAAGTGCCCTTCTTTATTGATAATAGGGTGGGTGCTCCTGATGATAGTGATGTGTTCTATGATGAACTTGGAAATATTGGCTATCCAAAGTATTGGCACTCTGCAAGATCTATTCTTAGCAATTACACTGTAGGAGGTGGTACAGGACCTCTTAAAAATATTATTTCTTACAAAGCACGTAATTTTGATTGCCCAAATAGTCAAGCAGATACATCTGGTAATCCTGGAAGAACATTCTATGATGGAAAGATGTACATGTTTACATATGGTATTCCTACATTCTACTGTGAGTCAAGTGTAAACGTAGATCTTAGACAAGCATTTAATAATAAGGAAGGAGATTTCTATCCTCATGTTAGTACAGGTATTCCTGATGAATGGGTTCAGGAAAGTAATGTAACTATTGCGTTTGACAACACTTACTATTACAATCCATCTTTCTCAAAACAGAACACTGAGAATTTTTTCTCACACCTTCCAGTTGATTGGACTGATGATCAATGTTATACAAATTTTCCATTCAGAGCAATATATTCTGACAGACAACAAAGTTATACAGACAATCGTGTAAATAGTTGGTTGATATACAGACCAATTAGCTTCTTTGATTTTCCACAGAATTATGGAAAGCTTACAAGCTTAGATGGTATTCAGAATAGAGCTGTCCTTGCAAGGTTTGAAAACAAATCATTGCTTTACAACACCTTGCTAACAATTGATACAAGCAACCCTCAAGCTGCTTACGTAGGAAACGACACATTGTTCAGAAGTTCTCCTCCAATAGATTTTGCAGAAACAGATCTTGGTTATGTAGGAAGTCAGAATAAAATGTTGTTAAAGATTCCTCAAGGACAGATAACAATTGATGCAAAAAGAGGACAAGTGTTTCTTGTTTCAGGGAACAGTGTACAAGACTTGTCAGCGTTTGGCTCAGGACTGAATAGGTTCTTTACAGATCATCTTGCTTTTGAAATACTTAGATATTTTCCAAATGTTCCTACAGACAACCATTTCAATGGTGTAGGATTGCATGGTGTATTTGATAGCAAGTTTGATAGGGTTATAATAAGTAAACTTGATTATATTCCTCTAAGAAATGACATTAAATACGACGCTGTTAAAGATGAGTTCTACATTGAAACCAAATATAGAATGCCTAGTGAGGAATTATTTTACAGCGTCATTCGTGAAGTTGTTTATTTAACAGACACTACATATTTTTGTAATAAGTCTTGGACACTCTCTTTCAATTTCAATACAAAGAGTTGGGTGAGTTTCCATAGTTATATTCCTAACTGGTATATTGCAGAAAACAATTTCTTCTATTCTGGAATAAATACAGGTTGTGATTTACATGCAATTGCTGTACAGAGAATACCAACACCAACCACCACTACAACAAGTACAACACGTAGAACCACAACCACCACCACTACAACTACAACACTTGCGCCTCAATGTACTCTTGCAGGAAATGCTAGAGTTGGTGTTTGTACACTTGCAGGAACTGCAGTGCTAATACCTCCAGTGACTACAACTACAACCACAACAACAATAGCAGCAAATTGTACATTGGCAGGAACAGCAGAATTTATTCCACCAGCTTAAAACCTTAAAATATTATAAAATGGCACAAACAGTATTAATAACATTGACTACGGCAGGAGCTGATACAGGACCTTTTAATCTATTTTCAAATGTAGATGGTTATGTATCTGCGTTTCAAACAGGAGTGGCGAAAGCTTCTCTTGTTTCAGGATTTACATCTACAGTTGTTCCTGATGGAACATCTATAATAAGGGTGAAGTCTACAAGTGTTCTTTGTCCAAACTTTATAGATTTGGCAGTTTCTGGTGTCACCACCACCACAACCACCACTACACAAGATCTTATTCAGGTGATTCTTTATGGTAGGCATGATCCAGCTGCTTCTACATTCCCACTTTTGGCATTTGCATATTCACAAAACGGAGGAGTTTCATGGACTCAAGTGGGTGCATCTTTTAACGACACAACTTGTACCCAAAGAGCTGTTATCAGTGTACAAAGAAACTCATCTCTTTCAATAAAAGTTGTTCAAGATGGAAACGTTGGAAATACATGGCAATCAAGTAGAAGTGGTACAAGCTGTCCTGCTTTTACAATATTAAACTGTATTTGGCCAGCAGCAACTGCAGCAAATTCAAATACATACTACTTTACAGTGAATGGTGATAATCAAGGAACTTGTTAAGAATAACAAATGGCTAAGACAATAATCATAAAGTTAACTAGTGCAGGCAGAAGAACAGGCCCCTTTCAGATATTAGATGATAGGGGCAATGTTCTTGCCAATGATGTTTCTAAACAAAACATCATTGATGGCTTTACAGTTAGTGTTGCTGATGAAACAAAGGTTATTGTAATAAAATCTCTATACACATGCTGCAACACCTCAATCAACGTCTCAATAGGAACAGCTACAAAGGAGGAACTAGCAGCTCAACAATTCAAAGACACAAACACTGCATCTCTTTGGAGGCATTTGACAAACACCACTATTTATAATAAATATTACGGCTGTACAAATCCTTACATTATAGAATATTCATTTGCATTTAGATATCAAGATGAGATTCTTCAAAATATAAAAGACTATACAAAGGTGTATCAATACATTCCTTCAGAATATGGTGTGTTTGATGACAATCTTAAAGTTGAAATAGACAACCAGTATTTTGATAAATCAATTCTTTACAATGGTCAGCAGTCTTCTGGTGTGTTGAAACTTGTTCCAAAACCAATCAACAACCTGAGTGACTACATGAAATATCCTATTTACAGCGCAGACAGTAAAACAATAACATTTACAAAAAGCGATAACTTCTACCAGTATAATACATTTTGGTCTTTGGTAAGAGATAAGTCTAAACCACTGTTCCTATCAACATGTGAGTCTCTTTCAATTGACAAAGTTGTAAACCAATCTAATATGGACTACTCTAAAAGATCCTTTAAGAAGGAACCTTTGAGAGCTAAAGAACTTAAAGTTAGACATATTCTTGATTCAAGAAGCGACGTACATTTAGTTTCACAATTCTTTGTAACAGCAAACCAAATCTCTTACAAATAACATGGCTAACAAGATTACATGCACATGTGGACATTCCTGGAATAAATCAGATTCCAGTAAGAAGGATGC